TCTATTCTATATTTTAATCCATCTTCTTTTATTTTAGAAATAAATTTAGAGTAGTTTACATCATTTTGCCCTTTAAATATTTCATCGAAAGCCTCAGTTGAAGCAACACTATCTTTATCAAAAATAAATCTTTCAGTATAAACTCTTTCAGTGTCTACTGGAATTTGACCTTTTACATCTAAGCTAATTGTTAATAATGGATTTAAGAAATCTTCGAAGAAATCATTTAACTTAGTGTTAAATTCTTTAGGGGTTGCAAGAGATGTAATAGGAGCAGAAGGGCCTTTTAATTTGGAAGTGTGAATTCTTCTATAAGAACCGTCTTTTAATCTTACATTTGCGCTTGATGTATCTAATCCGCTTATAGATGTTAAATTCTTATCAATTCTTTCAATTTCTCTTTTCAAAAATCCAAATGCTGGAATTTGAATCGCTGTCATTTCACCCGTGCGATTATCAAACAGGTCGATTGTAACCGTTTCTTTATCTGTAGAAATGGCCTCATTGATACGCTCAAAAGTTTCTAAAGAATTTGTATTTAATTCAAGAAACTGTTCGAGTAAATGTGATATAGAATTGCTAGCGCTCATATTATCTTAAGATATCGTATTCAAACGTTTTATTTACTTCATCTATACAAATAATTTCTATATATGGAATATCACTTATCAAAGAAGATGCAGGAATGGATAATTTTTGAGACCATCCATTACTCTTATCTGTCCATAGTGTGATAGAATTATTTGATAAATTTTTAATTTTATTTTTAAAAGTTACTCTAACTACTTGACCTTTTTTCCAAGAAGAAATAGTATCATCTATGTATATATTTAGATTCGAGTCAAAGTCCTCATTTTGATCTGTATAAATTCTAACTAAATTATCAAACAATTTAAGCCTTTGCCAAGCTGCCTTAGTTCCAGATTCAGAGGGTAAGAAAGGTCCATCTGAATTAAGTTCTCTTTCATTAATAGAAGAGACAGTATCATATACATAAGTCTGACTTAAATTATAACCAAAATTAGAATTATTAATCTTAACTTTACCATTACCTGTTTTATCAATAGACACTCCTGTGTTGCCCGATTCTAAAACGTCTGTATTATATTGTATCTCTGCTGGAATTACACCAGAAATCACCTGATTTAATCTAGAATTAGTATTTGTTATTAAATCTAAAAGAGTTCTTTCATCTTGGAAATTTAATGTAGCATTTTCTAAATCTGCCTCTACAGAGTCCAATCTAGAGTTTAGCCCTTGTAAACTTTCCGAAGTTAATAAAAAGCTCTCTAGCATTTCTACTTTTTCTGCAATCGCATTATATCTCTTATTAGCGTCTCTTAACAATTGAGCTGCATTTTCTAAAGTAGATGTCGTATCTAGAAAAATGTCCATTGAGAATGTTGAATAATCATTAACATTCTTTTCAACTCCGACATTGTCTAGTGAAGAATTAAATTTAAGATTTAATTTAAGAGCAAAAGCATTACCATTAAGTCCAGTAACTTCATTGGGTTTATATTTTGTAAGCTCAGGAATATACCATCCATCATTAGAAGTATCTTCTTTCCAATTGTCCAAAAGTATTACGCCATATAGATTCGTCGCTTTATTTCCAATATTAGATTTTGAATATAAATCATAATAAACTAATATTGCGTTAAATCTAAAATCGCCACCTCTTTGAGAATAATCTAATATCGTATTTAACTTAGGATCGTTAACTATTTTAGAGTATGCTCCTGCATTAAAATCAATACCGAATGCTGGAACCTCATTGACGTTAGTGTTGTATGTTCCATCGTCTTGATCAGTATAAGTTTGAACGTCTAAATAAGGATCTGGGTGAATATCATCAGCTGATCTTCCGTTTAAAGATTCCTTAGGAGTAAATTTAATATTGTTAGTATTAAAAGAGGAAGATGTTAATAAAACTTCAGGAGTATATCCAACAGACGAAGGTACATTTACGAATATTTCATTATATTGTTGTCCCTTATAATTTTTATCGTTAGTTACGTCTATGTTTCCAATGTACTTAATGACCTTGCTATATTCAGAACCTGTTTGCATAGAATCATCTAGTTCTATCATTCTAGAATATCCTGTTGAAACTTCTTGAGAATTAGCCGTTCTAACTCTAAAGGCGTTTATATGATAAAGATATTTAAAGAATATTTTTTCAGCATCAGACTGGTATAATACATCATCGAAATCATCGTTTACGCTAGGATCTAATAGCATGTTTTCCAAATTTAATGCGTAACTTTGGAATGTTTGTGCAAAATGAACGTTACCATTTCCATCATATAATGTATCGTCATATGAACTAGCGTTTTCGCCACCTCCACCTTCGAATAATCTATTATATTCGATGTAGTTAGGTCCAACATATTCAGGGTTATTCGGATCACTTTGAATCGAATCTGCGTATACTGGCAAGTCTAATAGAGCAAATTTCGAAAATTCAAAATTAATATCTGGATTATAATAAGCACGTGTAAGATCTCTCGCTGCGTTAGCAAAAGCATACATCGTACCGCCCTGTTCCTGTGGAATCCTTATTAGTGGTGTAGCCATCTAATTAAATTTTTTATTTTATAATTAAGCAATTGTAGCGTTATAAGAACCTACAATATACCAGTTTCCATTGTTATCTCCCATTAAGCTAATGCTACCATTTTGCAAAACTGTAATAGATGATGCGCCATTGATTAAAGCATTTGTTAAGTCCATTGTGAATTCAACATTAGCAGCAATAGTCAATAATTGTCCTGGTGTAGAAGCTCCTAATGAAATAGGGTCAGATCCTGTATATTCATATGCACCTAATGAAGGAGTTCCCACTGGAAAATTAGCAGTATCTATAAAAGAAACCTGTAAAGATTTTTCTAAGATAACATTTTCTTTAAATGTGGACTCTACTCCTGATTCAAGAGAAGATCCTGTCACATTAAAAGTAGCTAAAGAACCATTATTTAAAGAAAGAGTTCCTGCTGAAACAGCACCTGTTAAAGTTAACGTGGAATTTGTTGTGTCTAGAACGTTTGCAATTAAACCTAATTCTTCATTTATATTATCAAAGTTGTTATTGATAGTAAGTCTTGAAGAAGAAAGGCTGTGCGTTCCTAAAATTGTTGTAATACTTGCCATTTTATTTAATTGTTAAGATGTTTTTTCTTGTTATGTTTTTATTTCCATTAATATCAGTTAATTCTAACTCAATACTATATTCTCCCTTTGTGTCAAATAAGTATGTCAGCCACTGATTATCATAATATATATCTTCTTTATTTACACTATTATTTATCAATCTCCATTTCTGATTAATTACACCTGGCATTTTAGTTAAATCATAAGAAAATGTCATGTGATTAAGCAAATTTATCGTACTGTGGTCGTCAACGACGTAAGTATCGTTAAAACTAGGATTATAGGTTTGATATTTTACAAAGCTTTCAATCGGAATATTTCCAGTAGTAGTTGTAGCGTTATAAAAATCATAGCTTTGATTTGCCTGTTTCGAAACCACTAACATATAATTACAAACATCTGCACCAGCAAATCCATTAGTTATATTTCCATCTGTATCTTTATATATTGGATTCCAATTAAATTTACTAAAAATAGGCCAATCATTGGGATTTAAATCGTTTAATTCATCTTTTAAGTTTTCCCATGCACTAAAATCAGTATTAGAAGCCGGATATGTAGAAACAGGAGAATATTCTTCTACTATTGGAATACCCGTTAAATTATCTATTTGTGAAATAGAAATTGTACCGTTAATTGCTCCGTTTAATTCTATCTTAAATGAAGAATTTAAATCGGGACCTACCCTAGTTTGATCCCAGCTAATACATGGTCCATCGTTCCATGATTGCTTTCTTAATTTTTTCCATTGGTAAGGGCCTGTTGTTTCATTGAAGCCGGTTATTGAATTTGCATCAGCAAATCTTCTAACAATAGAAAATTCCTTTCCATCTTCATCACTATTTAAATAATTAGCCCTATCCAAAGTTAAATAGTATGTTGCTATACTTTCTTCAACGTTATTTAGATTTTCTCTTCCCCATTCCCACGAAGAACCTGCTTCATTCCATTGGTATTTATAGTTGGCCCAATCTAGTTCGGGGGTTAATTTTTGATAGACTCCATATATTTCAACATTCTTAGATTTAACCTGTATTTTTTCATTATGGCTAACACTTCTAACATTATATAAATCCCAAAGAGAAGTATCTATCGAATATTCACCGGTATATGGAAGAACCAGTGGCATTGTATACCAATCCTCCACAGATCCTCTTATATTTTTAGAATAGCCTTTAGGGCCTTTAATATTCCATTCAACTTCATAAACGCTTCTTTTCCACCAATCATCCCATGTTAAAAAAGGATCTTGTAGAGTAGACTGACCGTTTGAATGTAAAACATTTGCATCATCATCAGTATCGTTTGCGTCTATAAACGTAAAGTTTGCATCATCCCATGTATCTTTTAAAGAAGTTAAACTTAGAATAATAGGAGCTCCTACGGGTATACCTGCAATCGTGTTATATGATGACATATCTTCATCATGCCATGTTGTATAAAAAGATCTAATAGAATCCTCTAATTCGTTTCTAATTAATTTTGAAAAATCTGTAATATTTTGCCCTAGTCCTTCTAACCTATAATCAACCTTTCTAAGATCTTCCATATAAATTGATTTCTTTTCTGGAAATATTTCATAGTGAACATCTTGCCCTGCGCTTTGAATTTTTATTTGATGCTGATTGTTCCATGTCCTTTGACTGACACTATCAAAATAGTCTCCTTCGGCGGTGATGTCCACGATCTTAGCATTAAGGGGTAAATATTCTCTTTGTAATTTACGCTTTAAAGCATATAATTTTATAAGTATTTCGTCTGGTGAAAATTCAGATATTTCTTCAACTTCGGGTAAATCAAATTCGTTTAATTTTCCGGTTGGAACGTTTAATCTATATGCTAAAGAAAATCTAGAGGTTTTCTTTTGATTAGAATTTGGTAAATTAGTATTTTTACTTTTTTTAGCTAAAAAACCTACCTCAGTTTGATTAGCTACAGGAACTACCATCATTTTCCCAAATCCTTCTGATCTTTCATTTATATTTAACCAATATTCTCTAAGACTCAAGTTGCTATATCCAAAAAAGTCTATTACATTTAATAGAGCTTTATAGGTTCCTATGAAAGGTTTAATTGTAGACGCCTGTAAAAGAAGCTCTTTTCTTTTTTGATTTAATATCTTATAATCTACTCCAAGATCTTTTATGTCTGAATCTTTAAAAATTAAATAGTCTAATTCGTCTAAATTTAAAGCCATATTAGTTAGAAGATCTTTTAATCTTTCATCTTCTGCTACAACTTCTCCATATACCCTGATCTCTGCAACTTTAACTTCGATTCCGTTTTCAATAACATAAACTATTAAATCCCTTATATGAAAACCTTCAATAGAAGAACCCAGTGCAACGTTAGAAACGCATGCTTCGGGTTGTATTGCTGACATATTTAATGGAATTACTTTGAAACCTTCTGCATCAATAGAAGTATAAGTATTGTATGGCTGCATCTCAGCTATTTGGCTATCATCAACCTGAACTTCATAATCTCCTTCTATTGTCTTACCCGAATATAAGTATATGTCTTGGCTTTCTCCGTATTTACTAGAAAATTTAAATTTTAATTGGTGAGTATCTTGATTAAAGGCAATTGGCTTTACAAATCTAGGGTTATCTAGTTCATCTCTTACTTCTTCTAAAACATATAAATTTAGGGTTTCGTATAACCCTGTTGAAACCTCAGGTAAAAAAACACTTCCTTCTGAGTAACCTAAATCACTATTAAATTCTAAATTTAATTCGTTAGAATTATTATCAAAAAATCTAAGATTTTGATATGACATTTTTATCTAATTTTTTTATCGTTCTTTTTCATAGTGTATGACTTATGAATTTTCAGATGGTTTACGCTATCTATTAAATCCGCTAAAACCTCTTGTAAAAATGCAATAAAATCATTCATTTGGTTATTTCTCCAAATATATGTTGAAATAGAATTCTTTAGTATGTTTTTTCTATAATCATTACCTAGGTTTTTTCTATCATCAAATACCGAGTTTCTAGCATCAGATAATTTCTTTCTTCTGCTCTTAAAAAGTCCTTGAAATAAACTCATTAGATTGCTTTTCTATTTTTAGATTGAACTTTGGCAAAAATAGTATTTTTAACAGCTGGTTCGTCAAAGTAAACTGAAAGTGCAGCTTTTTCTCCGAGTTTAACAGAGTCTTCAACGATTATACCGTCTTGATCTAGCCATCCACCTCTAAATAACGCTACTTCTTCTTTTTCTAAAATGATGTCTCCAAAAGAATCTAAATTAATTACGCTTTCAGGTAATGCAGCCCCAGGTTCAAAATTAACCTGTGAAGTTTGTACGTTTCTTTTAAAGAAAACCATTTTTTGTTTTCCATTACCTATATCCTTTAATACTGGCGTTGCGGGTGTAACTGTAACTGTTTCTGAAATATAATACCCTAGTCTTCTAGCCGTTTCTTCTTTTTCAGAGGTAAATTTAACATTAACAGAATCTATACCTTCTATTGCCTCGACAATAGCAACGATATCTGATTTAGGAAGTCTATCTCTTCTTGTAATGTTAATTAAATACTCTGAAACCTTAGATCTAATTTCCGTATATAAATTTGCCTTTTGATAACCTTCAAAGTATCTAACTTTAATATCCATTCTAAAATACTGTGCCTTGGGATCAACAACCTTTACTTCTGTCGTTACCATTTGTCTGCCTGACTTTTCTAATAAACCTAATATTCCTTCTTTTTCTATTTCGGTAAAGAAAAATTCAGAAGGATCTAAACTAAAATAGTCTTTATTATTTTGTAATTTTTTAAGAGTATTAGGTAACATGAATAGATAGATAACATTATCATCATCTAAGTAACCATCGTCAGTAGTATTATATGCATCTAAATAAGAAAACATACCATATCTTGAAAGAAAATGTTCATAATTTTCAGGAGTCGCTAGGACAAAGGAATGGGATTGTAGTGGAGCAATTAACTTTGTTAATTCAATGTTTTCTTCATTTGCTCCCATTTTAGGAGCTGTTGTAAATGAAAATTCTAATAATTCATTTAAGTCGTGAGAATTACCTAAAGAGTCAGCTCCTTCAGTTTCGAACTTAAAGGTTAAATCTTTTCTACCATTTAAATTACCCATTGCTCCTGAGATTTTAAGGTATTCAATTTCTATCGATGCGCCTTCTGAAGGTATTTCACCAAATGAACCATTTCCAAAATAAATATCTAATCCTCCAGTTATACCCGTTTTAACGATATAACCCTGTGTTCCTTTTTTCATATCATACAGTGAATCATATTTTGTCCACAAAGATGAATTTACCTTTACTCTAATATCGTCATGATCTGTCATGTGCTTAGTAATCACATTGTAAGATTGAAAAGATTCTCCAGTAGAAGTTAAAGTTTGAGATTCATATTCTCCTTGAACAACAGGAACATATATGTAATCTAGGTTTGATTTTTCTAATCTAAACTGATCATTACTTGTTCTTAGAGTATACACTAAGTTATTATCATTAGATCTAATAGTTGCATTAGCTGGAATGTTTAAAGCATCTCCGGCAATATCATCTAATCCCATAACACCTAATCTTAGCTTAATTTCTCCAGTGGCGGCAGCACCTCTAAAAGAATCATGTCCTGCCAATCTAGAAAGACCGTATATAGATTCAGGTTTTTGGGCTGTTATTATGTTTTGTTCAACTGTAGCGTCTTCAACGTAGAAGAATATAAGTTTACTTATTTCAGTTAAAACATCTAATAATTGTGAAAACGGAGAAGCTGAAGTAAACATTGTGCCAGCTTGACCATACACCCTAGAAACATATGACCTGATGTCTTCTATCATTTCATTTGCTTTTATTCTAGATGCCGATAAAAATTTATTTTCTGCCATTTTAATTTTATATTTCTTTATACGTAAAGTCCGATTTGATATTTATTATCAATTCTTATGTCTACAAAAACAACGTGTCTATCTACTTCTTGTGTAAATTCTACGTCTACTTCAATGTTATATTTTCTAGCAAGAGGAACATATCTATAAATTTGTTCAGCCACTACATTTTTTAATAAATAGTCATTATAACTTAGGGAATATACATAATCTTCTAAGTTAGCCCCAAACTCAGGATTTCCCATAACATCTCCTCTTCTAGTAAATAGAATAAGTTCGATTTGAGTTAATATCTTAGAAATTTCAGAAGAACTTTCTAGTTTATCTCTATCAAAATTAGGATCTCCTTTTGCCTTTATATAAAACTCCATCTATCTATATATTCTATTACGAGTGCATCATCCAATCGGTGCCCTCATCTGTTTTTATTTCTTCAATAACTGCTTCCAATTCATTTTCACCTAGACCTTGAATTGCATCTGCATTAACTTCGATATTACCAGGTAATGCAAATCCGAATATACTTAATTTTTGTCCTAGTGAAATTTTAATTTTTGCTGCACAATATCTAAAAAATGCTTCATCTTCGAATAGAGCACACTCTGGAATTGTTTCATAAACCTCAAGTATAATATCTCTATTAGGGGTTTCTCCTGTAAATTTAATTTCATGCGTTAATTGGTTGTAGTGATAACCTATTGGATTTTCTAAAATTTGTCTAGCTAAATCAAAAAAACTTTCATTAATTACATAGTACTGTAGGTTTTCGGCAGCGTCCACTACACCATCTCCTTGGAACATTCCAGTGTACATCATTCTTTCAATTGCAAAATCACCGGAAGTAAATCTTACATCCATTCCGCCACTTGCATATTTAGAGCCTGTTTCAAAGCATCCATAAACAGAATATACTTCTCCACCACCCGTGGTCGGGTCCATTGTGGGAAGAGTAAATGTTCTTTTATTTTTAAAGTATGTCGTATTAAACAATTCTTTAGGAAGAACCATAAAGTTTTCCTTCATAGAGTATTCGTAGTTTTTATAAAACCATTTCTTTGCTCTCTTAACAATATTCTGAACCTCTGATTTTGGAAGATTCATAGGAATCATACAAGACCCTGTCACCTCTGATGCTAATTCATTTACAAAATTATTAAAACACTCCGTATCCCATGAAGGCGGTGTTGTTAAATCAGATTGATTACCTATTATATTATCACTCATTTTATTTTAATTATTTTTAAACTTCAGTATAAAGTATTTTTTCAGTTTCAGTACTAAATTGTGCGGTCTTCTTATCGTATTTTCCATCTCTAAATATACCGCCTTCCATTTTACCTTTCATCATTCCATTACCGTAAATATAACAGTCCTTTAACACACATGTTTGATGAACGTATGAACTTTCTAGTTTAGAAGAATTTATTTGAGTAGATTGATAAAAGTTAGAAGAATGAATATCTGATCCATTTACATCGCATCCAAAGAAATCGCATTCTGTAAATTCACCCCTAAGAAAACATCTAACAAATTCATATCCTCTTAAATCAACACAATATGGAAGATTACCTCCCTCAACCTGAACAGTTCCATTATCAGAATCGTAATTAATATGCCCTTTGTTTAATTCTCCGTGTGTAAAAAGTGCTAAAACTCTTTCCCTGATATTAGGCCAATGTAAATCTATTATTTTTTCATTATCATTGAGATCAACGGTTAATTTTACTTTACCGTTCCACCCTTTTTCAATGTTTTTCCAGTTAGATCTGCTTTTTATAATTCTTTCATTTTTAGAAAGAATTTTTCTAAGTTCTATCGCGTTTAAAGGTGTAAAAGAAGTAGATGACGTACTATTCCATAATTGAAGTATGAAAAGCTCTAACATTTGTAATATTTTAGAAGTTTTCTTTTCCCAATCGGCGCCTCCCAAATATCTAAATTCTAAATAGTTTTTATGTCTTTTTTCAAAGTTAACTCCATAATATTTAGAATCTGGAAATGTAAAATTACTAGGGGTAATATTTAAACCGTCAAAAAAATACGTGTCAGATTTTGGTAAAACAAACTTAATTGATTTAGCGTAGGCTGAATCTTTTCTTTCTGGGAAAAACTTAAATACTTGACTTTCTTTAAAATCTAAAATAAATTTAAGAACATTCATTTTAGAAATTCTATGT